TGAAAATCAAGATGGTTCATTCACACATGAAGATGGCACATCTGTAAACTTCACAGATAGCAGCGGTAAGCCAGGGAATGCTCCTACGGAACAAGAGGCACGAGATGCAAGAATGGCAGACAGAGATAGACAAGATAGACAAGCTGCTGCCGCAGGTTCTGACTCTGGAGGAGATTCAAAAATAGTTTGTACAGAGATGTATAGACAGACTCAACTTGATGATTGGTCACAAGCTATGAAGACTTGGTATATTTATCAGAAAAAATACTTGACACCTATACATGAAGTAGGGTATCATTGGTTATTCAAACCTTTTGTTCGTGGTATGAAAGTTAACAATGTATTAACTAATATCGGTGCTTACTTTGCAACCGAACGAACAAAACATCTTAGACATGTTTTAACAAAAGGCAAATCCAAAGACAGTTTAGTTGGAAATGTATTTTGTAAAATAATCCATCCTATAGTTTACTTAGTAGGATTGGCGGTTCATAAGAAATAACTTATGAATTAATACACTAGCTACTTATCCCCCAATAATGGCTACGATAACCCTAGGAGAAATAATATGGCTGATATAGCTGTAGAACAAAAAATAGTTAAGACCCCAATAAAATATAAACGCAACGACGATAGAGAAGCGTTAGAGTTAGAAAAAAATATAAAAGAAAGAGATGCGGCTCTAGGTAAAGCCCAAGAAGAAGCCGAAGATGTTGCTGAAACAGAATCTCTAGCACCTGAGGAAAAAACTTTTAAAAAAAGATATGGTGACTTAAGAAGGCACACCCAGGAAAAAGAAAAAACTTATCAAGATGAGATATTTAAATTAAAGCAGCAACTCACAGATACTGCAACTAAAGAAATAAAGTTACCTAAATCTGATGAAGAAATTAATGAGTGGGCAAAAGAGTACCCTGATGTTGCTAAGATTGTAGAAAGTATTGCTACAAAGAAAGCAAAAGAATTAGATTCTACTTTAGAAGAAAGAATGAAGTTAATTGCAGACAGAGAAGCACAAGCTACCCGTGCTACTGCAGAAGCAGAACTTATGAGACTTCATCCTGATTTTGACACAATTAGGAATGACCAAGAGTTTCATGATTGGGTTGAAGTGCAACCTAGATGGGTTCAGCAAGCTTTATATGAAAACGAAAGCGATTCTAAATCTGCAGCAAGAGCAATAGATTTATATAAAATAGATATGGGAATAACAGATACTCCCACTAAAAAGAAACCAGATGCTTCTAAGGAAGCTGCAAAAGCTGTAACTAGAGGGGCATCCAATGCACCTGCAGCTAGTAAAACAGGACAAGCAAATCAGATTAAAGAGTCTGATGTAGCTAAAATGAAACCACATGAGTTTGCGAAAAATGAAGAAAGGATACAAGAAGCCATTCAATCAGGCAACTTTGTATATGATATGAGCCGACGAGCTTAATATTTTTCTTTACTTTTTAAAATTTATGTGTTATAAAATGTATAAATAGCAGCCCATCTTTTTGATGACTACCTCGCTTAACACATTTTCACGATTTATACTAAGAAAAACTACCTAGTTTAAGTTAGCCCCGCTACGGACACCTAACAGTTACTAGCCTTTTGATTGTGTATGCACTCGTATTTAATATTAGCCAAGGAGGATAACATGGCTTTCCAAACTGCGGCTGGATACGGGAATTTACCTAATGGCAACTTTAGTCCCATTATTTACTCCCAAAAGGTTCAGCAAGCTTTTCGTAAAACCTCTGTTGTAGAATCAATCACAAATAGTGACTACTTTGGAGAGATTGCGAATTATGGTGATACTGTAAAGATTATTAAAGAACCAGAAATCACTGTAAAATCTTACGCCCGTGGTGTCAACATTCAACCACAAGACCTAGACGATGAGGATTTTTCTCTTATCGTAGATAAGGCAAACTACTTTGCTTTCAAAGTTGATGACATTGAAGAAGCTCATAGTCATGTAAACTTTGAGTCAATGGCTTCTGACAGAGCTGGATATAGACTTCGTGACCAACACGACCAAGAAGTTCTTGGTTACTTGTCAGGTTTCAAGCAATCTGCACTGAATGCCGTAGCAGGAACTGCTAATGATGCTGTAAATGGCACAAAAGCTGTTTCAACTGCAGGTTCAGATGAACTATTGACAAGCATGAAGCTAAGAAAAGATAGCTTTGGTAACATCACTACTTCAAGTGCTGGTGACCACTCTATCCCATTGGCTCCAAGAATGCCAGGTGCTACAGCTCAGGCAACAGCAACTGCTACACCATTGCAAGTTATTGCAAGAATGGGCAGACTGCTAGATACACAGTTTGTAGACACAGAAGGTAGATGGTTAGTTCTACATCCAACTTTCGTTGAAATCTTAAAGGATGAAGATTCAAGACTTCTCAATGCAGATTTCGGTGAGTCAGGCGGATTAAGAAGCGGATTGTCAATAGGTTCGTTACATGGTTTTGATATATATATGTCAAATAACTTACCTGCCGTTGGTACAGGTCCAGGAACTTCAGGTTCTGCTAACCAAAACTCAAACTTTGGAGTTATTGTAGCTGGTCACTCTTCATCAGTAGCAACAGCTTCGCAGATAACAAAGACAGAGTCTTACAGAGACCCTGATTCTTTCGCAGACATCGTAAGAGGTATGCATTTATATGGCAGAAAGATTCTTCGACCAGAAGCAATCGTAACTGCTAAATACAACGTAGCGTAGGGAGGTATAAATGGCAACTTATGATTTAACTTCTAAAGATACCACTGGCGTATCTTCCGACTCTATCGCGGCTATGCCGTCATCTAAAAATACTCACGTAATGAGAAATATTGAGGCTTACCTTGATATTGATGCGTTAGTAGCAGCAGGTGGAAGTTTTGCAGATGGAGACATCTTTCAGGTGTTAGAAATCCCTGCAAATACTTTAGTCATAAATGCAGGTGCAGAAGTAATGAAAGCATTTACTGGCAGTTGTACTCTTGACATGGACTTTGCAGCAGGTGATGACATTATTGATGGTGCAGACATTACATCTACAGGCTTTTGTGCCGCAGGTAGTAATGGTCAAACCAACACTATTGTCGGAAGTGGAGCTTCAACTTATACTCAATTTGTAACTACTACAGATACTATTGATGCTAAGATTGCAGGTGCTGCTCCAGCTACAGGCAGACTTAGAATGTATGCCACTGTTATTGATTTAGCAGGTCATGGCTTAGATGATAAGCCTGATGAAGTTGATAGAGACCAATTAGCTTAACTTATATATGAGAGAGCAGGGCAACTTGCTCTTTCATTTTACATAGGAATTATTATGGCAGAAACTTACCTAACACTAACAAATAAAGTAATAGCAAGGTTGAATGAGGTTGCATTAACTTCAGCAACCTTTTCTAGTGCTAGGGGTATACAAGTTCAATGCCAAAACGCAGTTAATGAATCAATAAGATATATAAACCAAAAAGAGTTTCAATATCCTTTTAATCATGCTGTAGATACAAAGACATTAACAGCAGGAGTTGTAAGATATTCAGTTGCTGCAACAACAAAGACTGTAGACTATAATACATTTAGAATAATAAAAGATTCTGACTTAAATGTATCAGGTGGTAATTTAAAAATATTAAACTATAATGATTATATTAATAGTTTTATTACGCAAGAAGATGAAATAAATAGTACAACAACAAGCACAACACATACAGATAGTGTTACAACTATAACTGTTGCAAGCACGTCAGGCTTTGATAGCACAGGAACTTTATTCATAGGCAATGAACAAATTACATATACAGCTATAGGTTCTAGCACTACCTTTACAGGATGTACTAGAGGTGCAAACAGTACAACGGCAGCTTCAATAGCTAGTGGTGTTACTGTAACACAGTTTGATGGTGGTGGTGTACCTGAATTTGTAGTAAGAACTCCTGATAACAACTATCTTTTATATCCATTCCCAACAAAATCTCTTACTTTAAAATACGATTACTTTTCTTTTCCAACAGATATGTCTGCTCATGGAGATACTACAACTATACCTGATAGATTTGCAGCAGTTATAGTAGATGGTGCTACAGCATTTGTATATCAGTATAGAGGTGAAACACAACAGTATCAATTAAACTTTGGTAGATTTGAACAAGGCATTAAAAATATGCAGACATTATTAGTTAATAGGTTTGACTATGTTAGGTCTACTTATATACCTCAATCTAATTCAGGAAGTCGTAGTACTACATTAAATTTAAGGGTAAGTTAATATGGCAGACTTGTCTCAGACAGCTGCTTTACCCTTTAACTGTGAAGGTGGTTTAGTATTAAACAAATCTACCTTTATGATGCAACCCGGAGAAGCATTAGAGCTAGAAAACTTTGAGCCTGACATTGAAGGTGGTTACAGAAGAATAAGTGGATTCTCTAAATATGTAACAGCAGTTGTGCCACAAACTTCATCTGCTTCAGAAAAAGTACTTATGGTGGCTACTTTTGGTAGCAAAGTACTAGCAGCTAGAGGTACTAGTATATTTAGTGCTGACCCCGGAGGTTCATCTTGGACTAGCATAGATAGTGGTAGAACAGGTGCATTAAAGTATAGGTTTGAAAGATTTAACTTTGATGGTACAGATAAAATTGTTGTTGTAGATGGTGTAAATGCACCTACCGTATTTAACTCTAGTTTATCTGCAACAGACGTAAGTGCAAGTTCAGTAGCAGGTTCTAAGTTTGTAGTGTCATTTAAGAACCATATGTTCTATGCAGGTAAGTCAACAACTAAACAAGAAGTAGTATTTAGTGAACCTTTTGATGAAGATGGTTTTAATAGTGGGCAAGGTGCAGGTAGTTTTAAAGTTGATGATGAAGTAACAGGACTTAAAGTTTTCCGTGATGACTTATTTATATTTTGTGAAACTAGAATATTTAAGTTATCAGGAAGTTCAAGTTCAAACTTTGCAGTCACAGATGTAACAAGAGATATAGGATGTATTAACGGTGACACTATTCAAGAATTTGCAGGTGACTTAATATTCTTAGGTCCAGATGGCTTAAGAACTATTGCTGGTACAGCAAGAATTGGTGACGTGGAATTAGGTACTATAAGTTCTAGTGTGCAGTCTATCTTTAATGATAACATAGCTAGTGCATCAGAGTTTGACAGTATAGTTATACCTGACAAGACACAATATAGAATATTCTTTACTAAGAGTTCAGTAGCTGAAAATCAAACTAAAGGTATTATATGTGTTATGAGAGGTCAGAAGTTTGAGTTTGCAGAAATAAGAGGTATAAAACCTGCTTCTACTGACCACTTTGTATCAGAGGGAGATGTAATAGTTTTACATGGTGCATATTCAGGTGGCTATGTGTATAGACAAGAACAAGGTAATACATTTGATAACACTGTAATATTTGGTAAATATAGAAGTCCTGATTTAACTTTTAATGACCCCGGAATAAGAAAACATATGCAAAGGGTTGTTGTTAATTATAAACCTGAAGCAGCCATAGATGCTGACTTATTTGTAAGATACGATTATGAAGCAGCTTCATCAGCAAGACCTGCCGCATATCCATTAGATTCTACAGATGTTGTTGCTATATATGGCAC